CCGCGAGCAGCCCGGCGGAGTTGAAGGCGCCATGGCAACTGGCACGCCAATTGATGTTCGCTACACGGTGGAACGCATCAACGAAGTCGATTACGTCACCGCCGATCAGTTCCGTAGCGGAATGCAGCAAGCGGCAGAACAAGGTGCCCGCCGAGGCGAACAGCGCACGCTTGCCAACCTCCGCCAAAATACGACCACTAGGAGGAAGCTGGGTCTGTGAGCCACGAAATTGCCTTCGCCCAATACATGACGCTGCGGAATGAATCCGGCAACGTCCAGTACTACTTCCAGAACTACTGGGTCAACGAGGACGCTCCATACGATGGCTCGACCTACGGGTTCATGCCGTTTGCTTTTTCTGGTCTGACGGTGGCAAAGACTGGCGACAACCAGCCCGCCACCTTGATGTTCCCTAATAACAGCCTTAGTCGGGGTTGGGCTGAGACCGCAATTACGGAGCGATGGATCGCCAAGGTCAGCACAGTCGTCGTCAATCCCGATGACAAAACGGACTACACATCGATCAGCACTTATGAATCCCAGATTGTCAGCGGCAGCTGGGAGACCACCAAGCTCGAACTCCAGACAGCTTCAGTACTAGACGCCGTGGGTTCTGACGTACCACGCAAGCGCCTGACTAAACGGCTTGTCGGTAATTTGCCTGTTACGGCCAGCGTGCGCGTGCAGTGATTGACCTGATCGGCAGGCCGTATCGCTGGGGTGCAGACGGCACCGACCCGGACGGCGCAATTGACTGCATCAACCTTGTGTTTACGGTGTTGGATCGCCTTGGCCTAGAGAGGCCCCAGCGGCGTCAACAGTGGTACGACGGCAATAAGTATGCAATTGGTCGCGACTTGCTGAGCTGGTGCAACAGGGTAGATCGGCTTGAGTACGATGGTGACGTGCTATTGCTACCGCAAAGTTCAACGGCCTTTGCGGTTTACTGGAGTCGGGGATGCCTCTACATCAACCAGAAGCTGGAAGCGGTGGCATGGTGCCCTATCGACATCTGGCCGACCTGCCGTTACTTCCGTTTGAAAAGCGTTTAATCAGCGAGCTGGGTCTTAGCGAAGAGGAATATAAGGCGTTTGCACGTGAAGTTCGTACCCGTAGTTATGAGCGACCTGCTGAATACGCAGGCGTTCCCGACGTTCAAAACACTTGGTCATTAGGCCTTGCAATCGCCAGCCTTGTCATCGGCTTGGCATCGACTGCGGCATCAATCTTCCTGGCGCCAAAACCACGACAGCCGCAACAAAGCCAAGCGCAGCGCCCGCAGTTCACCTCACAAGATCTTGGCAGTGTCCAGGGCTCGGACATTTTCACGCCGTCCTACGGCTTCAACTCTCTACAGGAGCTTGCTGCTTACGGCAATATCGTTCCAATCGTCTTCACCAAGCGCCAAACAAACTACGACGATCGCGGTGAATTTCAAAGTGGTGGTGTAGTCATTTCACCGACCTTGGTGTGGTCTCGCGTCAAGAGCTGGGGCACCTACCAAATCAGTGAAATCGTTGCGATTGCCGGTCAAGGCCCAATGGCACGCCCTGAGCTGGGCGGCATTTTCCTGGGCAATAACGCGCTCGACAACATTTTCAACGCTTACTTTGACTTCTACTGGAACGGCGGGTACGAAGAGCTCGGGGCGGGCAGTCGCCTTCGGATGTATAACCTGCGCTATGGCGACCTGAGTATTGACGACGGACGCGGCGACGAAGAACAGGCGTTCTATGCACCAATCAAGGGCGCGGCTAATCAACCTGCATTTAGCGGTGCATTTACGCCGTCCAACCAAGTCCGTTTTGGGGTTTACTCCGGTATTGCCAATGGCACGCCTGTTCGCCCTGATTGGGAGGTCATTTCTGTACTTAAAGACTGGGAATATGACCGTAAATTCCGCGCTTTGGCTCAGCAGCTTAAATACGTTGACCTGTATTTACGTCTTAACCACGAATGGGGCGGTGACTACCAGCGCAACGGAATTACAGAGAACGCTGGTATGCCTGGCACTGGCGTCAACTATGCACGTCGCATTGGCGTCATTGAGCATAAAAATGGCTCTACTGGCGCAGTGACTTATGGACCAACTATCACAAAAACTCTCGAACCTTACGACACGGAATCTTGGTCAAATTTAACCCGTGAAGTCGAAGTCAATAAAGGTGATGAGATTGTCATTCTGTTGGGCAAAGGCCGTCAAGATGTTGATCCGTTTGCTGGGGTCGTTGGCACAGACGTTCCCAAGGTTGAGGATGTCAGATCAACTGTCGATGCCGACGTACAACGTGCCGATGCACTAATGGCACTTGGGGCGACCTTCATGATCGGTCGATCTAGCTGGATCGTTATTGACCGTCCCAACAAAACGTATGATCCCGCTGACTCGAGCGACTCCACTTCCGGCTTCCGCATTCGCCTTAAATGTATTGAGGCGTGGAGCAACAATCAGCGCAAAATCGGCTTAGTTGCGGAGGAGGCGATAACAGTTGCCAGGTTCATGCCGTATTCAGACATTGATGAAGCTTTTTATCCAATTCTTCGTTTTGAGCTAGGCAGTTTCCAGAACAACCGCCGCTGCGATGTAACCGAAATCGGCATCAAGTCCCAAGTATGGGCGCGTCTAAACGGCATCACTAACTTCAACACGCTGCTATCACCCTTTGGCGTGGCGCAGCAAAATCGCGGCAACAACAGCCTGCGGTCGGGCAAAATTACGCAATATGTCCAGCGGCTATCAACATTTGCGCTTGATGTTCGACCCACAAACTCTGACGCCGTTCGTGACTACAACCGCAACGAAGGCTGGGTCAACATTGGTCCGTATTTGTTTGGCGTAATTGGCGATTCCCCTGTTGACATCTATTCGTTCATTCGCATAACGCATCCTGGCCGTTCGCAACTTGAGTTCCGCCTGCGTCCGTTCAACAGCGCAGTATTTACACAGCAAAGCGGCGGTACTGAGCTGATCTTCGTTTTGGATGGTGCTCGCACCGGTTACCAAGACTGGACCTTTAACACCTACATGGGCACATTTACGGTGGGTGGCCGTGGGCACTTTGTTCAGCCGCGTGACTACTTCACTCACAGACAGATGGCAGTTGTGCCAGAGCTTGTTGATGATGTTGTTTATGGACGTTGGGTTTCTGACACCAGCACAATCGGCGTCATTCCGGGCAGCATTACCTGCACCGAACCTGGCATTGGTTACAACGTTGGCGACGCCATCAACTTCAACACTCTTAGCAACATCTTTTCGATTGCTTTGGGCATTGATCCTTACTTCGACAACTTGCCAGATGGCTCACGCCGCACGCTGACCGGCTGGGACTACAGCCGCGACGCCTCAGTGCGAACCATCACGATGTCCGTTGAACTGGAGTCATACCAACGAGATATTCCAGGTACAGCCCGCAACAAGTGGTGGCGCATAATTGCAACCGGCGTAACAGGTTTCACTGGCCCTTGGAATAATGGCGACGTATTCACCAAACACGCCCGCAACGCAAACGGCGTTCAATTTGCCTTTAGTTATACCGTTACCACAGGCCTTGTTTACGAAGAGTACGACGAACCGAGATCAGCAACTCGCCTGTTCCAGCAGTACAGCGGTATTGCCGAAGTCTCCCACTACGGCGAACTGATTAGCCGGAGCTGCGACGGCAACCCCGAACACGAGGTTGTCTATGTCAACGAATGCTTGGCTGAGGACAACGTGCCGGAATACCAAAACTGTGCAGTTGCTGGCTTGAAGCTTCGCTCTAGTGACAACTTCCAGCAGCTCGATCAACTCCGCTGCTACATCCAAAGCGGCATTGAAGTGGAACGTCTGATTGATGGCGATACCGGCTCTAGCAACCTCCTGACTGATTTGCTCTGGTACTTGGCAACTGACACCGATACTGGAGCAGGCAGCATCGTCAACAGCGGCTTGGTTGACCGCACCACGCTGACCGAAACCGGGCGTTTCCTTCGCGCAAACAACCTGTTCTATGACGACGCCATTGCAGAGTCGATCAATATCCGTGGCTGGCTAGCTGAGATTGCCCCAAGCGTCCTCTGCTTCATGACGCTGAAAAACGGCAAGTTGGCAATCGAGCCTGCCTTGCCTTACGACAGCAACTACAAGATCGCGCCAGATCAAGCCCTGCAAATCCGGGGCATGTTCACCGACGGCAACATCATTGAAGATTCGCTCAAGCTTGAGTGGATTGACCTTGAGGATCGCAAGCTGTTCCAAGCCGCAATTCTCTACAAGTGGGCAGGCACTAACAAGATGCCCGAGCAGCAAAGCGTTTTGGTCCGCTACGACGAGGCTGGCGCTGCAGATCTACCACTTGAAAACTTCGAGCTGTCCCACAT